TGAGGATAGGGGCTGTCCAGCTATTGTTCTTGAACTTGGACCGCCACCTCTCGGCATTCAACATTCTGAAATCACGCCCGACTTTGAAGCCCAAGTGACCGAGGATTGCCGGAAGTTCCCAAGATGGGTGAGCGCCACTGGTGCCTTTGGATTCTTTTGTAGAGTTGGCGCGCCACTTGACGTTCTTCGTCAGGTATGCGTTCAGACCCGACTTGGGAATGAGCCGACCGGGACCGCCCACGGCGCAGATGTACTGGTTCAGAAATTTCCAGAAATAAATGGCGCTCGTCTTCTTGACGGCCCCCTTGTAAGGGCAGGGTGCGTTGATATTTGAATTGAAATAGGCCCTTTCCCTAGGTTTTAGCGTGGGCAAGGTCTCCTGAAGCTTCTGCCACAGGATCTTTAGGCCGTTATCTGACGTCAGAAATATATTCAGAGACGAGTTGAACCAACACGTTGAACCCGTCTGGCCGAGGCCTATGTTCATTACATTAGGTCTAGAGAATATCAGCCACAGTCTTGTCGTCGCGGATCTCCACGAAGACCGGCAGGAACAGCGACTTCTGACCCGTCTTCTTGTCCTCGATCAGTGCGTTGTACTTGACGGCCACGATTCTCTTCGAAAAATTGCTAAAGGGCATTGAGCGCTCCTCGTCGTTGAGACCTGTGCCGACTGACGTCTTCACCTCACCGTCTTCCGTCTCGACCAAGAGGGAACCGATCTTACCGGCGTATTTCCCCGTGCCCTCAGTGTAGCCGACGACCACCAAGTCAGCCTCGAGCTCCGCCTTCATCTTGACCTGGTGCTTGACCCGCTTGTCCTCCCATGGACCCTTGGGGTCCTTGAGGATCACACCCTCTTCACCATTGGTCAGCTGCTCCTTGTAGATTGTCTGAGCCTCATCGAGGCTAGAGACGTCCAGCCACGTCTGGACGAGTATGATGGTATTGGGACGCGTGGCCTTCAGGGTCCCACTGAGGATCCGAAAGCGCTCGATGTAACCGGTGGAACACACACCCTTGGCAAAGTCGGCCACGGGGATCACGTCCCAAACCTTGGCGTGGATGTCGCGCCCCACAACCGCAGTGCCCGTGCCCTTCTGGAACTTGGTCAGGATCCCGTTGCCCGTCTTGCGGTCGCAGTTGGCCACGAGCAGCTCGCCGTCGTAGACGCCATCGGGAAGCTTCTGGAAGTCGGCCTCTATGGGCAGGCCCTCAAACGCCAGATCCTTGCCGGCGCGCGAGCGGAAAACCGCCGTGCCGTTAACCACATGGGCGTTGAACCGCATGCCGTCCATCTTGGTCTGGACTATGCACGGGAACTTAACCTTAGTCTTCTCGGTAAGGGGGCTGACCAGCATACAGGGGTAGCTGAGCTTCAGGTCTGGCCAGATCTTCTCGACCGTCGACTCGCTCACCCCGCACTTGAGGTTGCGGCCCAGAACGCGCCGGAGAACCTCCTGGTCATCGTCACTGACGCAGGCGAACAGGCGCTCGAGATGAGTGGTTGCCGACTTGCCCCGCATTTTGCGCGTCGCAAGCCACTCCTCGATGGACTTGAGCGCCTTGTCCAGAGACCATGGGTCCCCGGTAGGCTTGGGGCCTGCAGCAGGCAGCTTTTTGATATAGAAATTGGTAAGAGGATCGAGGGTCAAGCGACAGACTTCCTTGAAGGTTTGGTCGGTCGCGTGAGCCTTGAGGATCGCCTCCTTCTCAAGGCGGCCGGAAGCGGCTTCGAGCTGGTGGAGAATCTGGAGAGCCATCGTGTTTGTTGGGTGAAGAAGAGGGCGTGGACCTGAACTCTGGGCAGGACATCACTCGTTTCCTTCATCACCCTCCGGCCACCACTGAGGAGGCAATCCAGATACGAATAGGAAATCTATTATAGTGCATATGACGAGTATTATGAGAGCTGATATACCCGTGCCCATAGTCGCCTTTTTGAATTTCTCCTTCTTGTCCTTGTCCTTTTTAGCAGTATAGACGCCCCACGCGATCCCGACGCCGCAGGTGGCCAGTGCGAGTAAAAATCCAATAAGATATGCAATCTTGAGAACAATTGGGACGACTATCATGGCCGGGGGGAGTTTCAATAGGAATCCGAGTGGCGGATCCATCCCGTTCTTTGATTTACCTAGATTTTATTTGGATTCAAGAGGCTGGGGCGTTGTGCACACCAAACTTGGATGCACCAAATCCACCGAGGATGAACAGCGTACCCAGCATGCAGAAGGCGAACGCGGTGATTCCCATATCGGACGCCTTCTTCTTGTCGGTCCTGGCGTTGCTCAAGGCGCCCACCGCCGTGCCGATACAGATCATCATGAAAATGACGGCCACACCGTAGAGGATCATAGCCACACCCATTTACCATATTCTCATATTTTATTCTGTCCTGATATTACCATGAACACCAAGAAGTACATCGCTAACGTGATGAAGTCCCTGCGCAAGTCCGTGACCCAGGCCAAGGCGTCCAACGCCAATGTGACCAAGCAGCTCCGCAAGGCGACCAACGTCGTCAAGAAGGTGGGCCGCTCCGTGAAGCGCGTCAGCCGTTAAAATACCAGTAAAAAGTAATGAAGCCCCGCCACCCCCGGCACACGACAGTGACTCGCCGGTGGCCAGAACGCTACTTCAGCGGTCTGTCCAAACTGTGGCGGCGGCGCAGAGAGATCGAGCTCCTCAGACGCCGGAACAATCCTCGCCCGAAATTGGGAAGGTCCAACCGGGTCCTGAAGGGTCGGCCCAAGTCCAAGTGGACCCTCAGGTTCCATGAGGTCTATCCCGGTCTAAAATTCAATAAAGAGGCTATTGCTCGGCGAACAGGTATTAGCCGCTCGACCCTCAACACAGTCTACAACAGAGGGCTCAAGGCGTGGAGGACCGGTGGGTCGCGCCCTGGAGCGACGGCACAGCAATGGGCGGTGGCGAGAACATATAAATATGTCCTCCTCACAAAGGGCAAGGCGCCTCGAGCATGGTACGCTACTCGCTATGACCCTGACGCAAACTTGCGGCGCGCTGCCGCCAAGTGACCCACTTGTTATACGCGATGGTACATATGTTAGTAAACTTGAACGTCAATACCCAGTGGGGCTTGGCGGGGTCCGGGCGAATCATCTGGAAGTTCGTAGGGACGAAGGGGACGAAGACAGTGAGGAGGATACGGGTGGCCCACCAGTAAATCATTTGCTCTTGCGTTGCAAACGCGCCCCGCCTCTAAGCCGGTCCCAGGTACTTCAGAGCCCCCTGCGTGTCCTTGGCGTTCAAGAAGGCGCGCAGCCGCGCCATGCGCTCAGCAAACTGTTTGGCCCCTGTAGACTTGAGGTAATTGTGCCAATAGGCCTCGGCCCAGTTGGCGTGGTAACTGTAAACGACGCCATTGAACTTGGCGTCGTTTGCAATACGGACCGCCTTGCGGGCGTTGCGCAGATACTCGCGCTGGACGGAGTTCATCTTTGACTTTGGATGGAAATTCAGTGGGTTGGGCCAGACCTGGCCGGCTCATCACACGTAGTCTTCACGTCGGCCGACAAAGTACTCCAAGAGTTCCTTCTCAAATCTCTTACCCGGATTTGTAAGTTGAATTAGGCCAGCAGCCGTCTGACCTATGTCACTCAGAGGATCAAACTTGTTCTTGGTCAAAATGTCCCAACGTTCACGGTACTTGCGGTCCTCGATGCGCCCATGCCAGTGGTGCAGGATGGTCCCATCGACGTACGAAACCTTGAGACCTTTGCACATGCACTGGTACTCCTCGAGCCACGCCCGGTAATTGGAGTGGATGGTCCCAGGAGCGCTATCCTTGACCCGACCGATCCACGCCAGAGACATGTGCCGATCACCCGACCCCAGAATGGCCCAATCTATGAGACCGCCCATCTGGAGCCAGGCCTTGCGTGTACAGGCCCACGCGTACCCGGGGTGCCAAAAGCCGTACCGGGCAGACGCCACGTAGGGTGTACCACTGTCGCGGTGCATGAACCCGAAGCCCTTGTCGATCTTGAGAGCCTCGTTTTTCGGTCCTAAATTCACACACGTCTGGAACATCTGGACAATGTCCCATTTTCCGAGTTTCGAAATTGTATCCTGGACCCAATTTTGGTTCAAAAATGTAATGTCGGCATCGACCCACGCCACATATCGCCACCCCTTGGGCAGACGGGCTACGGCCATGTTGATCAGGTTTTCCTTGAGCCAGACTGGACTGTCGGTATCGTACTTGAAGTGCGCGTGAACCTTCAGGTCAGGAAGTGGGGCTGGGCCGAGTGCCTCGGCTACGACCACCTGGACTCCGGTCCCCTCAATTTGTTTTACAAATTCAACAAAGAGGCTCTGACGACGCTTGAAGCCGCAGAAGTTGAAGTAGGGTAAGATGACGTAAAGGGTCTCGGCCTGAGCCCGTGGGCCGCCACAACACGTCATCTTCTATTATTACTACGTCCTAAAAGTTTGAGGCTTGGTCGGCCATACGTAGCCTGCATCGACCCACTCAGACTCGAGTTCGAAATTGTACCACGTGGGCATCTTGCGGTTCAAGGAAGCCTGATGGGACTTGTGAACCTGGTCCCATCCCCACCACCATGGAGGTCTGGGGTTCCTGCAGTGAGGCAATTTCGCCATGTTATTCGTGTAACCACGGGCTACCCACTCGTCAATCATAGTATTCATGTACTTGGCGAGAAAGCACGTGTGGCCTTTCCACATAAGGGTCGCGGGATGGTTCACCCACCCTTTCGTCAAACCTTGGAGGGCCCTCCATATCTGATACGCTTCAACCCTCTGTTTTCCGAGCCGAGATCGATCCAACGATTTGGCACACGTCACGAGATCAGTCGACACCACAAACGTCATCATTTTTGGACTGGTGACTCGGCTCCGGATATCTGGTAGGTACACGACCCATATTTTGCGAGGACCCGCCTGGCCCCCGGTCCCCCTGGCTTGTACCAATTGTCTCTGAAAATTCGTTGAGCCCGGATAATCTTGTCCTCATCCTTCTCTATGGTGCCGTCAGGCATCAAGTACACATCCTCACCGACGGGGTTCAGACGGTACTTTTTCACAACCTTGCCGAGCTGGTAGTCTGTTTCAGACTTGAACATTAAAAGACTAGTGTCCAAGACTTTTATGTTTGAATTTATCTTTGGAATTGTGAGTGGGTGGTTGATTTTCAGACCGAGAAAGAAGATGACGCAGTCTACGGGTGTACAGGTCGAAGAGGTCCGGGTGGTGACTCCTCCAATTCCTATCCGAAATTCGTTCGTACCGGGTGCTCTCAAAAATTTTTGGGGAGCAGATTCGTAGCCTGGTCAAACTCGTCCATGAGCCGACGACGGCACGCGGGGTGGTCCGGGTCGGTGATGCACCGGCGCCACGTCCGCTGCAGGACCTGAGCGTTGTGGTTGGCCATGATCATCTCGGTCCGAAGGTGGGCGTAGATCACACGGTTGTAGACGGCGAGGGCGTTGTTGATGACGGCCTCGACGTGGGCGTCGGCCCAAGCGTGTTGGATCGAGGCTGCCAACGGCACGTTCATGGACGCCCATACCACATTCTGGATCAAAATTCGACAGTGTTCAAGAATATCAATCACATCCAGAGCGTTCTCGTACCGGTGCATGAGGTCCAAAAATGCCCCGTCTATGGCTTGGACCGTCAACAGATTATCTTCGTCCGAGAGCTGTGCGTTCTCATACCAGAAATGCCTATCCACCGCGTGGCCGAGCTGAAGCTCGAGAAGGCCGCGCAGGTCC